GTTCCTTGAGTTGCAGGATTAAATGAATCTTGTTGTGTTTGTTGTATAGGTTGTTCTGTACTTTCATCAATTAATACGCCACCAACATAACTTTTACCATCATTAAGAGTAAGTGCATTTGCAAGTTTTTGATACATTGTATTTACTCTATTGCCTTTTGCATCTCTTAGTTTACCGAATTTATATTCTTTACCATCTCCCGGTGTAAGTCTATTAGCCATATCTTGAAGTTGTGTATTTGGAGTACGTATTTGTGGTCTTAAAGATGTAGTAGGTGCAGATGTTTGTTTTGCTGCTCTGGTTGTTGCTAAAAGATTATTAGGTTTACCTGCTAGTAAATCATCAACTGCAGCAATAGATTCTGGAGAAGGTGTTCCTAAACTTTTCGTCATTGCTGATGTTTCGTTTGCAATTAATTCGTATTCTTCTGGAGTCATAACTCCTCCTGATTTTACTTTTTCTTTAATCTGAGCTATTCTATTTTTAATTTGTGTATCTGTATCTTGAAGTTGTGTATTTGGAGTACGTATTTGTGGTCTTAAAGATGTAGTAGGTGCAGAAGATTCTGAAGCTGCATTATTCATAATATTGGTTACATTGTCTTCTGGATTTGAAACAACACTAGTTGCATTATTTACTTGTGCTGTAGTATATCCTTTACCTGTAAGAAACCCATCAAGTCCTTGTGCAAATTTTGTAGAGTCTTCAGATGCAGTTAAACCTGAACTTTTTAATGTGTTGTTAAGAATTGTAGTATACTCATTTATTTTTGTTTGATCTGTTTGTTTACTTATTATGTCATTTAATCTTTCTTCACTTGCACGTGTATGTCCTCGCATACTTCCGTATGCTAAAATACCACCAAAAGGAACCATTGATGCAATACCTAACCCTACGGTTTTTTGTAATTTATAAGATGTAGTATTTTCGTATTTCATTCTTTCTATAAACTCATCGTCTGACATAGCTACGTAGTTAGGGCCAGTTTTACTAGCATTTGCAATTTCACTAGCTGACATATTGCTTACTTGTCTATACGTATCGCTATCATTACTTTTGTTAATTACATCTGCAATTTGACTTTCTTCTGATGGTGGTTCATTTTCATCTGGTACGTATAATGTAAAACCTTCTGGTATGGGTGGAAAAGGAACGCCATTAATAAATGTAATATTTATTTTTTCTCCATCTTCATTTCTATATTCTTTTACTTCAGTGATTACACTGTTCATATATGCTTCATAGTCTATTTCTTCTGTAGTATCTGTAGTAGGTACATCTGCAGTGTCTAACACATTATCGTTGTGGGCTACACCACCATGATAAAAGTTTTCTACAGGCACAAACCCACCATCCGCAAACTCCATAGGTTCACCTTTTCCACCTACAACTACTAGATCAGCCATACCAAATGGCATGTCATCGTCCATAGTTGCCTCATCAGAATTACCCATCTGACCCATAGCTTCCATTTTCTTTAAACCCATTTTAGCATCTTGACGTATTTGCATTAGTTTGTCAAGCCCTACAAAACGAACTACATCGGCTGGAAATATAAACTCACCTTCACTGACGTTAGCAGGTATGTCATCACGTACACCTTCTTTAGTACCGCCTACAGGTACTTCATTACCAGAGACTTCATCTATCGTGCCACCTTCATCTTTAAGGCCACCATCACCGAATAGTTCCATTTGATTGTTCATTGGTATTGCTCCACCTTGTGCCATATTTAATTCTTGTTTTGTAACAGCTTTTTCTATAATTTTCTCAGGGGTATATTTACCATCAACAGTTTCTGCCCCATTCCAATATCGTACTTCAGTTTTAACTGAGGGAATATTTTGTTCCTTTGCTATAGCTGCTCTAGTATTACCTTCTAGTATAAAAGCATCCCCTTTATGATTTACACCTATAAGTATTTTATTTCCCTTTTGGTCTGGGTCAAAACCTTCTTTTAAAATATCCTTTTTTAATTCTTGAAATTTTATGTCATTTAAATTTCTTACTTCATCATTAGCACCTTTTAAAGATGAAACAAACTTTGTATCTAAGAACATATCTTGACTAGAAGACCCTCCAATAGTAGCGGTTATAGACCCATTAAAAAACTTCTTAGTGGCTCCAAGACTTCCCTTTGCTGCATCCTCTTCTGCATACCTTTGTTTAGTAGACATCCAATCATCACTAAAACCTTTTGTTGTAGGATTATCTTCATAGTATCCAAAATCTTCTAGTTTATTTTTTTGTTTAGGTTTTAACTTAACGTTTCCAAGACCAGAACCCATAGCATTAGGATCAACTTCTACACGTTTTGCTACATCAAATACTTCTTTAGCACCTTTACGTATAGCCTTTGCAGCTACATCACCTATACCCGGAAACAATCCTACTAAAGCTGCACCACCCAGCGCACCAGCTAAATAATAATTAGGTTCGTCTTTTTGTAATTCATCATACACTTGTTTAGCAGCCATAGCGTCACCAACAATAGGTGTCATTTCTGCTACAAACTTACCTACGTCTTTAAAAGTTACATTACTTACTGGGCCAAAATCATCTGCAAACTTTTTACCTTCTGCAGCGTAGCCTAATGCTTCTTCAGTTTGATTTACCATTCTTTAAAACTTCTTCCCTAAGTAAGAGTAATCTACGCAGAGTGTGTATAGAACCTTGCGCCCGAAAAACTACAGTACTATCTTCTGCCTGTTCTATAGATTTGTGTTGTTGTTTAATTAAATATTCTATGTAGTTATTGAACTGGTCCCATTCCTGCTGGTTGACCACCAGCTGCTTGAGGTTGTTGAGTAGGTTGTTGTTCTTGTGCATTTCCTGTAAATCCTTCCTGTCCCGGTGCAGGTACTCCACCTGTTCCTATAGTAGCTCCACCCGATCCTGATAGGTCTACTTGTGGTTGTCCTTCTTCTGGGGCAGGTTGTTCTTGTTGGAACCCTTTCATTATCTCTGCCTGTATTGCAGCTTCATCCATGTTGTTGGTAACTTTGTCTGGATCAAGTTCAAGAGACTTTGCAATCTCACGGATAATGTATGGGAACTTAGTAAATGGTGCAAGAGAGGGTTGTGCCGCAATCTGCATAAATTGTGTAAGGCGCTGACTACGTACTTCGTTAGCCATAAGACTTTCAGTACCACGTGCTTTAACTTCTAAGTCACCTTTAATATCAGGATCAAAGTCAAACTGCATATTAAAACGAAATAGACCCTCCCCTAAAGGACGTAATAAATAGTCATCAATGTTCTTGACTACAGATTTAATACTGCCCTGTGCCGCACCCATAAGCATTGAGATACCTGATGCTGTGCGCCCTACACCTGTAACACCTGTTTGTCCATGTGCAAAGCTAGGAAAGCCAGTGCTTTCATCTGCTAGTACACGTGCTTTATCAAACAACTGTAAGTTTTCTCCTGATACATTAGGAAACTTAGTACCAAAGATTGCCTGTCCGGGTGCGCCACCTTGACGCCTAAACACTTTGCCGGGATACACAGATAAGTCTTGTCCCGGCACTAAGTTCGTTTCATCGACCTCTATTAATAAATTGCCTGACAGTACGGCATTGTCTACAGCCATACGCATAAAACCATTCATAAGCGTTTGTGTATCGTCCATGTTTTCAGCAATACCCACACCAAAAAATGAGTACGGATTTAATTCATAAGGTGCAGCATGATAAGGAATACGTGCAGGTTTAAATGGATTAATAACCATTCGCAATACTTTGTTGTTACAAATCCACACATTAGCTTGTAACTCGTCTACTTCGCTAAGTTCAGAGGGTATATCTACTCCCTGTTCTTCAAGCATAGATACATCTACTGTACCCCAATACTCTAGTACTTCATATCTTTCTACACCATGTTCAGGTGCGTAGTCAGATAAATCATCTTCCCAAGATTCTTTGTTGTAATTTTCACCTAGTTCAATAGCTTCATCAATTACTGAGTTACGAAAGAAAGGACGTTGTTTAAGTTGTCTAATCTGTGATCTGGACATCTTATGACGCTCAATTACATACTGAGCTTCATCCATATTATTGGCATCAGGATCTGGATAAAAGTTCCACACGGATACGTGCGATACCTGTGGTATTGTTTTAATTATAGGATTATAGTTACCTTCTTCATCCCATTGTGGATACTCTTTGTCTACGGCAAATGGACCCTTCATTACACCTGTACCAAACAGAGCCATTTCAAATGCAGTATTGCGAAGGTGTTTACTTGCATTAGATTCTTCTAGTTGATCTTGTATTTTCTTTTGCATTTTCTTTGCGGCAACCATTGCAGGACTAAATGTAACTGCAGTAGGTGTAAGACCTACACCTTCTTTTAATCCATCAATGTCTTTTAATTTATCTGTAAGTGGACCTAACATTTCACCAAGAGTTTTGGCAGTTGCACCTTTAGGTAACTCTTTACCGTCACCCTTATAACCATAAGGACTTACTTCTTTATCTACATCTGAAGTTTTAATTTGATCTGGTTCTTTAGGATCAAAATGTACATCTGAGACTACACCCTCTGGTAATTCAGTAGGATCAACCGTAAGAGGAAACTTATTGTTTGCAAACATTACAGACTCTAATTGTTGATAGGCAGCAAGAGTTTTTGTTTTAGTTACTTTAATAAATACCCTAGATTTTTCTACTTCTGTAAACTGTACGTCTGGTCCATATATACCACGATAGTTTCTATAGGCATCTAACCAACGAGTTTCATCTTGTTGACGATAGTCTTCCGCACGTTTATACCTACTTTGAATGTAAGGAATAATGTTATTAGTTTTATAATCGTCTACATTAGACTCATCTGTATCTTCTAATACAATTGACTCGTCTTCAATAAATGTGTTATCTTCTTCCATCTAGGTTTCCTTAATATCCGAATTTAGAATCTGCTACTGGCATACTGTTTGTAGGAGTACCACGAACATCATAATCCCATATACTAAATCGTGGTCTTGACATTATACCATATCTTAAAGCATCATACAAGTGGTCTTCTGAATGTGTATCTACATCTTCTGGGTTTTTTTTATCCAGAGGTATTGCAGGTAACTGTGATATTGTTTCTCTACAAGTGTCAAAGAATACTAGCCTTGGTTCTTCTGTAAAATCATCTACCTGTAAACGTCTATGTATTTCATTCTTACCTGCTACACGTGAGCCTTTACTTCTATCTGATGGACGCCAACGACATCCACGCATAATCATTTGTTCTGCCAAAGAAGGGCCAGTATCACCACGTTTATGCCACAAAGAACTATCAAGAACCCCGTAACGCATGTTGCCATCGCCAGCCTCTTCCTCAAGTACCATGTCAGCTAAGTCAACTGCAAGAACCTTTGATACATATAACTCTCTGTATACTACCAACTGTTCACTAGGACTAACTGCAAACCAAAGTACACCTGTATAACTTCCATATCCATAGTCACAGGCTCTAAATTTTACCCAGTTACTAGGAATAACAAAGGGTTCAACTACGTGTATACTTCTGTTAAACTCTGTAAAGGCTGCACCTTCTTTAATATCCCAATCACCATCTAGTAACTGTCTTCGTTGTTGTTCAGGTAACGATAGAAGCATTGCTTCGTAGTCACCTTGTTGTGCCAAGTAAGGATTGTCCTTTAGTCTTGCAGGTATAAACCTACGTTTGAATAATGGTCTTCCTGCCTTTTCATGTCCTGCAGGATACTTTAATTGTTCTCCTGTTTCAATGTCTGTAGCTATGTATGATTTACCTGCAGGTGCAGGATCAATAAACATTTTTTTAACCCAACCGTGACCCCTTCCACCGGGGTTAGTAGTTGCCCTCATTGAAAGAGGAAGGGTAGGGTCTGCAGATCTTAAACGTGAGCGCATATAAGACCAAGCAAAAGGTGTAGCCCATTGTGTAAGTTCGTCAAATCCTATCCAGCTAAATGCTAGACCTTGGTATCTTGTAACGTCTTGATCTTTATCTAAGTAACTTAACCACAGTTTAGCACCTGATGGTGCAGTCCATTGCATCTTACGTTCTGACCATTTAATACCGGGCCAAATCTTTGGATACATTTCCTGTGATTTAGTAATAAGTTCTCTTAGTTCTTCTGTAGTATGTCGTAGTAGTAAGCCTGAAAATGCAGGATTGCCCATGTAGCGTAGTGGATCTGCAAGCATTGCATACGATTTACCACCACCTGCACTGCCACCATATAGTACTTCACGTTCACTTGCGGCAAGAAAGTCTGTCTGTGGCCCATCATTAGGTTTAAAGATTACATTGTATTCTTCTTCAATCTTGTCAGTAAACTTTTCTAGTATTACTGCAGGGCTAGGCTGCTCTTTCTTCTGTCGTGTTGTCTTGGATTTCTTTCGCACCGACTCTTTTAACTTCGATTTCTTCCGCTTTGGCGATTGCCTTTTTTGCATAGTCTGCCCATCTGCGTAGGCTTCCAGCTTTGTTTTTTCTTTGTCGCTCATTGTCCAACCGTTTCTTTAATCCTACGTGTGAGATTGACCTACCTGTATTTCTGGTAAGCCAGTTTGCTACTTCTCGATACGAATACTGCTTTATGTATTTCTTTGCTTGCTCAAGCATATCAAGTTCGTAGTCAATTGGCAAGAGTATTCTGCTATCTTCTGGATCTATTTCGTATCCAAATGGAATTGTTCTTGCTACACGTGGGATTGAGACCCATACATTGTCTTCTTTTAGGTCTGTCGGTTGAGGTAGTTTCCACTTACCTACTGGTTTAGTCATTACACATACATTCACTTATACCATTTCCACATACACACATTTCTTCTTCTACTGCTTTAGCTGGCATTAACATAACACCACCCTTTGCTTCTACTTGCATCTTCTCTGTCTTAACAAGACCAGTACGATCTAGTAGTTCTTTTGCTGCAGCCATCTTATCACGTATACCTAACTCTGTAGGATCGTATAATGCACCTACCATAGCCATTGCAGCTTTAGGTACGTTACGTGCAAGATAGCTGTGAGTTACGTCCAGTATCTCTTCTTTAAGGCTATTAGTAATCTCTGTGTTTGTAGTATTAGGTGAGTATCCAGCCATGTTCTTAGCGGTAGTAATGTCACCACCTGCTTCGTCCATAAGAACCGCTAAAAACTTTTGCTGTCTTTCAGTTAACTCACGTGCCATATTACTTCCTTTTACATTAACTCAAAATGTGGACCGTCAATAAATGGTCTACGTCCCTGACTACGGCGAAGATCAATGTACTTCATCATTGCCTCTTCTGCAGTGCCGGGATATGTACGTATGTCTCCTTCAGACCAAGCTGCTCCCCACTTAACTGGTGTGCCTAGTTCTTCCGCTGCTTCTTTCATTGCGTCACATAAATCATCATACACGTTTAGTTCCCACACGCCCTTACCGTCTACGTATGCCATAAGGTCTACTGCCCTACCTACTAGGTGATTAGATTTCATAGTCTGTGATTTACCTGCCGCTACAAGTTTTTCTTGCTCCTCTAAGGTACGCATACCATAGATTACACCAAAGTCTACTTTAGTTAATTCTATTGCACGTTCTACAACGTCAATTAAACGACTGTCTACACCTTCTAGTTTGCCAAGGCTACGTGTACTTAATTTAAAACTCATTGTTACTAACCTTTTCTATTCCTATACATTGTACAGATATACCGTTATGTACAATCATAACTTCTGCTTTTTTTCTTTGTTGCTCACATATATTTTTATTATTGTATGTGCCTAGTTGAAAATAATCAAGCGGCATGCCTGAAGTAAGTTGTAGCCATATTAATACCCACATTACTTTTTACCAAAGAACTTAGATACTGACCTTATTCCTATGCTTGCGCTTACGATACCGCCTAATGAGTACTGATACCATGCTGGCATAACCTCTAGTGCTAAGAACCCACGCTGTACAATCTCATTTCCCCAATCACCACAAAAGGCTAAAATTAATGGGATACTAAAAAGCAGAGTTATCCACTCATCTTTCCAACTATTCTGTGTAGCTTTGATTGCTTCAATGTCCCAATCAATCTCACCAGTAGCTTGTTTAACTTTTATCTCTGCGTTAGCTTTCTGTACAGCTACCTTACCATCAAGGTATGTACTGGCAAGATTACCTACTGCACCAAAGAGTTGTCCTAGTATCATTTAATTGGACCCTTCTTTACTAGTGTACCTACACCCATAAAGACAGAAACCACGCCAGCAACAGAAACAAAATAGATGGAAGCCATGCTGCCAATAATTGACGATGCGTTGTCCAAGCCAAGCGCACCTGTGCCAATGACACCAAAAGGATAAAGTAACATTCCCCATAAAGCGAACCAAGCCATCTTTCTAGTTTGATCCCTATGTGCGTCCTCATCTTCTATTCTCCTACGCTTGTCTTCTAGTAACAGTAAGTCCCATTCATGCTTCTCAATAGAACCTGTGTTATTTTTGTCTGCCTCTTCAAAGGATGTCATCAGACCCTCCGAAAACGTTTGGCAGTTTCAGCCGCCTTTTTAGGTTGCTTAGAAAATTGCTTACCGGCCTTTGTATCTTTTCTTTTCTTTGCGCTACTGGACGAATAAGTATTAGCATCCATAGCTTTAATAGCGCCAGCAGGTAAATACCTTTCCCCTGTAGCTTTAGAACCCTGAGTCGAAGGTTTACCACTTTTAGTTCTCCAATCTTGCTTAGTCCATTTACTTAGACTTTGTTGACTTTTACTTTTTGTCATTGTGTTTCTTTTGTACGGCAAAGTTAGCAGTAAGGCTTGCCCCTTTGTGAGGGACAAACTTACCTGCATGTTTCATTAACTTCATTTTACCATCAGTCTGTTTCATCCAATGATAACCTTTAGGTGCATCTACCTTCACGACTTATACCCTCCACCTTTAGCTTTGTATTGCTTTGCAACCATTTGAGCTTTACGTGCGCTCCACTGTCCGGGGCGTCCACCTTTGCCGCCAGCCTTAACGGATGCCACAAGAGACTTACGCATACTAGGCTTAGTATAGTTACCCGCCGCATTAACGGTAGATTTTGCTTTTGATTTCGCCACGTGTAATTCCTATATCTAATAAGTACTTATCTGACATATTATGCAGAAGCCAGTAATCGGCACGGCGTTGTTGGTTCTTCTGTAGTCTTTTAATAAATCTTTTAAACATGGTATATCTCCTTTTTATATTACCAAGGATAGTTATACCATGTTTTTATTTATAGTTCTACATACAAGATTGCAATCCCGTTATGCGTTAACTTCTATTAGGGTCAAAGTACTCTTCAAAAGAAACTATTACTTCCATAGTATTAGCAGTTTCTCCATAGACTACAATCTTATCTCCTGAGTGTAAGTTAAAGTAACCACCATTAACTAAGTTAGTTACAGAGTTTCCTGCCATACTAAGGGCATTAGCTATGTAGTGATATGCCGTATCACCTGCATGATAAAATTGCACATATACTTTTTTAGTAGAGCTATTATTATTACTTATGTGCAAGTACCTTGTAATGGCACTAAAGTTAGCAGGGCATGTATATACAACTGTTGCATCTGCAGAGGCAGACGTAGAGGCAATAGTATATCCTTTTGTATGAAACTTAGACTTACTTAGATCGGGCATCTTAGTTCCTTAAAATTTAATCTTTGCACCCATTGTAACATCACCAAACGTAAAGTCTTTGTCTGAGGATACTTCTGTGTACAAATTTACATTTACTGCAGGTACTGCATAGCCAAACGTAAGATCGACACCAGTAAAAATGCCACCTTCATCTAGTGTAAGTACATCTATCTTTGTTTCTGCCAATAGGCTTACACCCATTACGGTTGCACCTGCATAGGGAGTTACATCCCATGCCCATGTTTCTACACCTGTCGTGTAGCTAGTGTCTGATTGTGCGCCAAGAGATAGTGTCTGACCCATTACAGGAAAGTCTGCAGCCGTAGATGCGGTAGTTACAAGACCTGCAAGTCCAAGTGCAATAGCTAATGTTTTCATTGTATGTTGTTTCCTTATGTTGTTTTCTTTGCAGCAAGTTGCTGTCTACGCATTTGAGCTTTAGTTTT